AGTTACAAAAGAATTTATAGATGAATTTAGGGGAATAACAACGGCTAGTGCTAGACGTGAACTTCCTAGTTCAGTGTTTGGTATTAGTACACCAGGACCAGTTGATAAAACTCCTGGAGCACCGAAAGGACTTGTAGGAGTTTCTGATGCACCAGCTAATGTATTTAGAAGCAGATTAGGTGGAACATCATTTGTAATGGATGATGGTAATGATAAACTTTTACGAAAAACATCAGCAAGTGAAGGACCACCAGAATATTCTAATGTTGCTAAGAATGAATTAGATGGACTACGTGAATTACCACATAATGAATTAGTTAGGATACGGACTAGAACTGGTCATCAAATTTTATTACATAATACAGAAGATTTAATATATATTGCTAATTCAAAAGGATCAGCATGGGTTGAATTAACATCAGATGGAAAAATAGACATTTATGCAAAAGACAGTATGAGTATGCATACTGAAGCTGATTTTAATTTAACAGCAGATAGAAATATTACCATAGAAGCTGGAGCTAATATAGCCATGAAAGCAAGTGGTACTTATCTTGATGTAGAAGAGCCTAAAATTATTAAAGGTAGAATACAATTAGAATCACAAAAAGATACTAAAATGTTAGTAGGTCAAAATCTTTGGGTTACTACAATAGGTAATACTGAGTATAAAACAAATGGTGAAACTAAAATTACATCAGGTGGAACATCTCATATTAAGTCAGGCGGTCAGCATTTAGAAACTGCTCCGCAAATTCATATGAATGGTCCAGCGGCATCAGCCGCTCAACTTGTTACAGCTCTTAATACACATATTCTACCTGGTATTCCAACAAATAATGCGTTAGGAATATTATCACAAAGAGCACCACAACATGAACCTTGGAAGGATCATGAAAATTTAAATCCATTAGCATTTAAAGTTGGAGTCACAGACAGAGATAACGTGATAACAGTCAAGAATGACCTTGAATTTGTACCAACAGCAGATCCGTTTAAGAAAGAAGCATCAAAGTAGGTTAATATGAGCAAATCTGATAGAGAATTATACAAACAAATAAAAGTAACTACAGCCGCTAAAGATCCGTCAATAGTTAAAAGTAGAGCGTATCGTGGTTTAAGTTCAGTTAATCCAGCTAACTCAAGTAAAGTGCTTTATGATATTGAATTAATTAAACAAGATATTATAAATCATTTTCATATACGCCAAGGAGAGAAGCTAGAAAATCCAGAGTTTGGAACTATTATTTGGGAAGCAATTTATGAACCACTAACAGAAGGGTTAAAAACACTTATAGCTGAGAATGTTACAGAGATTGTTAATGCAGATCCTAGGGTTAATGTAGACAGTATCCTTATTGATCAGTACGAATCAGGAATTATAATTGATTGTACATTAACATATCTACCGTATAATATCTCTGAACAAATGCGTTTAACATTCGATGAAGATGCATCTTCATTTAGTAGTTAAGTAAGTGGTTAATTAGTTTAAATAAATAGTATTAATAGGAAAAAAACAATATGTCATCAACAAATAGACAAAATAGGTTACTTTTAGCAGAAGACTGGAAACGTCTATATCAGACGTTTCGTAATGCAGATTTTAGGTCGTATGACTTTGATAGTTTACGTCGTACGATGATTGCGTACATAAGAGAAAATTATCCTGAAGATTTTAATGATTATATAGAGTCTAGTGAATATCTAGCTTTAATTGATCTTATTGCATTCTTAGGACAAAATGTTGCTTATCGTATTGATTTAAATTCTCGAGAAAATTTTCTTGAATTAGCTGAGCGTAGAGATTCAGTATTACGTTTAGCACGACTATTATCATATAATCCAAAACGTAATCAGTGTGCTAATGGGTTAATAAAGTTTGAAGCTGTTACAACATCTGAAGAAGTTGTAGACTCAAATGGTACAAATTTATCTAATCAAACAATTGTATGGAATGATCCAACTAATCCTGATTGGAAAGAACAATTTGAAAAGATTCTTAACGCGGCATTGCCACCAAATTCTACAATAGGACGTCCTATTAAAAAAGATACAGTAGAAGGAATCTTAACACATCAATATAGGTATAGAGCAACTAACGTTGATGTACCAGTATATACTTTTACGAAAAATATTGATGGAAGAAGTATTCAATTCCAAATAGTTTCAACAGACGTTATTGATGGTGTTATATATGAAGAGCCACCTTTGCCAGGTAATAGTTTCGCATTTTTATTTAGAGATGACGGACGTGGACCAGGTAGTCAAAATACTGGATATTTTTGTCACTTTAGACAAGGTGTTTTAGATCAAGGACAATTTACAGTTGAATCTCCAAGTACTAATCAGTCAATTTCCATAGATGCGTCAAATATTAATAATACAGATGTTTGGTTATATAAGTTAAATTCATTAGGTACTGAATCTGAGTTATGGACTAAAGTTGATGCAGTAGAAGGTAATAATATTGTTTATAATAGTTTAAGAAAAAAGATTAGAAATATCTATGGAGTACTTACTAAAACACAAGATAAAATTAACTTAATTTTCTCTGATGGAGTCTTTGGTAATTTACCTCAAGGTAATTTTAGAGTTTATTATAGGTCAAGTATTAATCAATCATATAATATTGTTCCAGATGATTTAACATCAATTAGTGTAGCAATTCCATATACTTCTGCTCAAGGAAATGCTGAAACAATTAGTATAACATTAACATTAAAGTATACTGTAGATAATAGTAGTACTTCAGAAAGTAATTTAAGTATTCGCGAAAATGCACCATCTACTTATTATACTCAAAACAGAATGGTTACTAGTGAAGACTATCAAGTAGCTCCACTAGGTATTAGTCAAGAAATTGTTAAAGTTAAGAGTGTTAATAGAACATCAAGTGGTATTTCACGTTATTTTGATTTACTAGATAGTACAGGAAAATATTCTAGTACAACCTTATTTGGTAATGATGGTGTTGTATATAAAGAAACGTTAACAAAATATAAACATTTTGTGTTTACAACAAAAACAGATGTTGAAGGTATTATTGTAAACACTATAACACCAATTTTAGCTGAAAAACAATTATTAAATTATTATCTAACAAATTTTCCTAAAACAATTGTAGCAGATTTAGGAGCTAATTGGGTACAAACTACAACTGAAACAAATTTAACAACAGGAAATTTCCAAGATGATGATGGTACAAGATTTCAAGTTGGAAGTTTTACAGGTAGTGCATTAAGATTTCTTGAATCAGGAACCTTAATTAAATTCCTTCCACCTGCAGGATATCATTTTATGAAAGATGGTACATTAATGCAAGGTTCAGCAGACCATCCAGGGTCAATTGATTATAAGTGGGTTAAGGTTGTTAGTGTTACAGGTGATGGTACTATTGATAATACAGATGGATCAGGACCTATTATACTTAATGATGTTATTCCATCAACGGCAGTTTTAAGTCAAATTGTACCTAAGTTTGCTAAAACATTAGAAGCTGATGTACAAACACAAATAGTTGACCATGTATTTGCACAAAAAACATTTGGTTTACGATATGATATTAATTTAAGACAATGGCGAATTATTATAGAAAATAATTTAAGTGTTCTTGGAGAATTCAGTTTAGGTAAAACCGGAGATACTACTAATCAACAATTAGATGCAAGTTGGATTTTATTATTTGAAACTGATGGTGAAAAATATACAATTACATATCGTAGTTTAAGATATATTTTTGAAAGTGCAGAAGAAATTAGATTTTATTATGATAGTAGTGATAAAGTTTTTGATAATAAGACAGGACAAATTATTAAAGACAAAATTGCAGTCTTATCTATTAATTTAAAACCAGATGCACTGACACCTTTTACAGTTCAACATGATTGGGAAATAAGTGATGCATATAGAGATGCTGATGGATATGTTGATAGTAAGAAAATTGAAGTAAGTTTTTATGATGAAGATGAAGATGGTGTTGTAGATGATCCAGAAACATTTATCGAAATTGTTAATGAAACAGTTAGTCCGTTAACAAAGTTTATATTTCAAAAAAAATATATTACTACTGACGGTATTGAAGATTATAGTTATATGGATAGTGCAAGTATCGTAATACTTCAAGCAGAAAGTTTTGTAGGTGCATTAAGTCAATATAGTGATGGACAAATTTTTTATCTAGTTACAGAGAATGTATTTAAAAAGTATGTATATGCAACAACTTCTATAGATTTAACAACAGATTATAGAGCATTTACTGGCCGTGATAAACTTAAATTCCAATATATTCATGCGGCAGACGATGATAATAGAATTGATCCTAGTAGTAGTAATATTATTGATACGTATCTTTTAACAAAAGAGTACGATACTTCGTTTAGAGAATTTTTAGACGGCACGGTAGACGAAAAACCGTTGCCTCCAAGTAGTGATAATTTATTTAATAACTATGGATCTGAAATTAATAAAATTAAGTCTATTAGTGATGAAGTTGTTTATCATCCTGTAAAATATAAAATTTTATTTGGAGCTTCTGCAGACTTAGATTTACAAGCAACATTTAAAATAGTTAAAAATATAGATCAAGTTGTTAATACTAATGCAATTAAGGCAAAAGTTATTTCAGCAATTAACCAATTCTTTGCTCTAGATAATTGGGATTTTGGCGATACATTTTACTTCTCAGAGTTGAGTACTTTTATCATGGCTACCGTTGCTCCGGATTTAGTAACAATTGTAATTGTTCCTAATCAAGAATTACAAGGATTTGGTAGTTTATATGAGATTAAATCTGAATCAGATGAAATTTTTATTAGTGGAGCTACAGTTGATAACATTGAAGTAATAGATGCCGTTACAGCAAGTAGATTAAAAGCTTCAGGTAAAGTTTTAACTGTAGCAACGTCTACTAATTCAGGTTTACAAAGTGCTGGTACATATACATCAGGTACTATTACAAGCTCAGGGACTAACTTAATCTAATGCCTTTTACAAATGAACAAAATGAATATCCGTTACCAGCTGATAGCAAGAAGCCACCACGAAGACATAGTGCTGAGTTACTTCCTAGATACTTTAGAACTGGACATAATAAAAAGTTTTTAGGCGCAACTCTAGATCAATTAGTACAACCAGGTGTTGCTGAAAAGTTAAACGGCTACTTTGGCCGTGAAACAGCTAGAGCATATAAAGCCAATGACGTTTATATTAAAGAACATAGTCCAGATAGAGAAAATTATCAATTAGAGCCCGCCGTAGTAGTTAAAGATAATTTAGAAAATGTAAAATTTTATAAAGACTATAATGACTACATTAATCAAATAAAAGCATTCGGTGGCAATGTAACTAATCATAGTAAACTTAATAGTACTGAATATTATGCTTGGAGCCCTCATATTGATTGGGACAAGTTTGTAAACTTTAGAGAATATTATTGGCTTCCAGGAGGTCCAATAGGACTAGGGATTGCTGGTAACGCCAAAGATGTTATAAGCACATACAAAGTAACTAAAAAAGATAATATAGATAATAACAGTTATATTTTCACACCTGACGGATTAACATCTAATCCAACTTTAAAATTATTTAGAGGTCAAACATACATTTTTGAAATTGATGCAGTAGGAATGCCACTAACATTTAGAACTGCACGTTCATTAGATCCTAGTTTATTGTTTACTACAGGATTAGATGATAGTACTCAAACAGTTGATGTTGGAACTATTACTTGGACAATCCCTGATAATGCACCTGATACATTGTTTTATGTAAATGGCAATGATATTAATGCAAGTGGGCTAATACAAATTGCAGATGCAATTGATAATACAGAAATAGATGTTGACGCTGAGATTATAGGTAAAAAAACTTATACAAGTACTGGCGGAGTAGCTTTTTCAAATGGAATGAAAGTTTATTTCCAAGGAGATGTAACTCCAGTAAAATATGCTGAAGGCGAGTGGTATGTTGAAGGTGTAGGAAGCGAAATTACTTTAGTTAATGAAAAAGATTTAGAAATTCCGGCTACGTATGCAACAGACAAACCTGTACCTTTTGATACTGTAGGTTTTGATAGATTACCTTATAGTAATGCTAATAGTTTTGCAGGTGAAAAAGATTATCTTGTAGTTAATAAAGCATCTAAAAGTCGAAACCCTTGGTCAAGATATAATAGATGGTTTCATAAGCAAGTTATTGAACAAGTAGCTGAACTTACAGGAACGCCTCCAGAACTAG